ACAGAAGATGACCTACATGCAGAAGCGGGAGATTTCGGGGATTGGCTGGAAGACAATGGCTGAGTGCCACGGATACGTGCGTCCCCACCACGTGGAGCGAGCCAAGATGCTGGACCAGCTGACGGAGATTGTGCGGACCTACGAATCGCACTGAACGTCAATACCCAGAGCCGTCAACCCCGCGGTCTGTGTTCCGAATGCATAGTGGCTCACTTCAGCCAGCAAGAGGAACGCAAATAACCACGCGACAAAGGAGAGGACGCCGACCCATTTGTACGCCAACCATGCTGCGAGCACGGTCAACGCAGTGTCTACGACAGCAAAGCCCATGAAGCGGTAGGCATGTGGACCTGTACCTGGTGCGCCAAAGATGTTTGCATATGGACACGTACCCATTGTGCTCACACGCGAAACTTTGCGAGGTACACAGTCAAGCAATACGCAACCACGCTCATCACAAAGACCCACCACCATACAGGAAAGACGGTGGACTCACGGTCACCCGTCCCGAACGGCCGAATCCGTCCTTCACGCCCAAAGGCAACCTGGGGCTTGAGGTACAGGAACCCCGCCATGAGGAAGAGGAAGATGGACACCATCCAGATGCGATGGTTTTTCCGTGTGATACCCTCCATTACTTACGGGAACGACGAGATTTGCGAGCACGTGACTTGCGACGCGTGCGACGGGTGCGACGGGTGCGACCACGACCACCGCTGTTTGGCTTGGCGGCATTGGCAGCGGCTTCATCTGCAGCTGCAGCAGCCTCAAGGTTGGCATTGGCAGCGGCAAGTTTGGCATTGGCAGCGGCAAGTTTGGCTTGGGCGTCTTTATCATTGGGCGCGGCGGCGGCAGCGGCTGCGGCAGCGGCGGCGGCTTTTCTGGCCGCATTTGCCGAAGCCGTCGCCGCCTTCGTCGTTCCAGGCGAGTGTTTGTATTCCCCGGAAAACTCCTCAACACCAATAGGGTATGCCGACATCTTGTTAACTACCTACGAAACTTTCCGCGCTACCATAGAACAATGGCGTCGGCGAGCTACGTCCTCCCCAACCGAAAGGCGTTTGCGGACTTTATTACCCGCACCTTCCTGAAATACCGCAAGTCACCCCGTGAGCCGCAGGATGCGGACGACAAGGAGGAGGATTTGTGCAAGAGCCAGTCCAATGCTCGGGAACTGCTCCACTACCAGAAGCTCATTCGGGATTACCTGCTCATTGAGACACCGTACCGCGGCGTTCTGTTGTATCACGGACTCGGTTCAGGCAAGACGTGTTCGTCCATTGCCGTGGCCGAGTCGTTGTTGACGACCATGAAGGTCATTGTGATGACGCCCGCGTCTCTGCGTGCCAACTATATCGGCGAGTTGCGGAAGTGCGGCGACCCCGTGTATGCCTACGAGAACCACTGGCGCCAGCAGCAGCTGAGTGAAGAGACACGCAAGACAGCCAAGACCATGGGGATTTCCGATGGATTCTTGGACCGCACCAACCGCTTCTTCTCCACGGTGCCCGACCAGCCCCCGAACTTTGCCGACCTGCCCAAGACAGAGCAGGATGTTATCCGCGCACAGATTGAGGATATCTTGACGCAGCGGTACACGTTCATCAACTACAACGGACTCACGCGCTCGGCGGTGAAGGAGCTCGTGCCCGACGACGGTCCGAATCCGTTTGAGGACAGGGTGGTGATTGTGGACGAGGTCCATAACTTCATCTCCCGTATCGCCGACAAGGAGGGTGTGGTTGGACCCGTGTACCAGGCGCTGTACCACGCCAAGCGATGCAAGATTGTGGCGCTGTCGGGCACGCCCGTCATCAACCGCCCCAACGAGATTGCGTACTTAATGAATCTGTTGCGTGGACCCATTGAGCGCATCACGATTCCGTTCAAGCGCATTGAGGGCTGGGACGAAGAGAAACTAGCCGCTACGTTCCGTCAGCAGCCCGAAGTGGACGTGGTGGAGTTCAATGCCGCCAAGAAAGTGGTGATGATTACTCGCAATCCCCCGCAGTTCCGCTCCGTGTACAATGAAAAGGGCGACCGCATTGCAGTGCAGTACAAGGCGGATATGAAGTGGGTTGCCGTCCCCGCGGACTGGATTAACGGCTGGAAGGTCAAGGTGGAAACAGAGCTGGGCGGTGCCGAGATTGCCGTGGAGCGCGTAACGACGGAGGAGTTTGAGTGCCTGCCGTCTCCGTACGGCGAATTCGCCTCCATGTTTCTGGACGGGCTGTCCATCAAGAATCCCCTGCTGTTTCAGCGGCGCATTCAAGGGTTGGTGTCGTACTTCAAGGGCGCAGACGAGCGCATGCTGCCCCGACGCATTGACGATGAGAAGATGCTGGAGAAGGTCCCAATGTCAGAGGAGCAGTTCACGCATTACCTGCAGCAGCGCTGGGTGGAGCTGAAGATGGATTCGCAAAAAGGCAAGAAATCCATGGACGAGAACCTCGGCAGTTACCGTGTGCTCTCGCGATTGGCCTGTAACTATGCTGTCCCGGGGGACTTGCGTGTGACGACTGGAGAAGAGCTGTCGGAAGACAAGGTGGCCGACAAGCCTGAAATCTTGGCCAAGCTGAAGGAGAACCCAGAGAAGTACTTGTCGGAAAAGGCGCTGGCGACCCTGAGCCCGAAGTTCTTGAAGGTCTTGAAGAACATCCAAGAATCCATCGGGGCCGACAATCGCAATCAGTTCGTCTACTCCCAGTACCGCGAACTGGAGGGATTGGGCGTCTTCTCGGCTGTTCTGGAAGCAAATGGATGGCAAGTGTACAAGATAGTCAAGACGAACGGTCAGTGGGTGGAGGGTGAGATGGACCCCGCCAAGCCTGCGTACACCTTCTACACGGGGCAAGAGTCAGCGGAGGAACGCGAGCTGACGCGCCAGATATTCAACGGCAAGTACGAATCGTCTTTTCCTGCGTCCCTGAAGACGAGTGTGCAAGCCCGAGAGAAGAAGCTCTTGTGTCTACTGATGGCGTCGTCCTCGGGTGCAGAGGGTATCACACTTGCCAATGTGCGCCACGTCCACATTCTGGAGCCGCATTGGACTCCTGCGCGCCACGACCAGGTCATTGGTCGTGCTATTCGCATCTGCTCGCACGCAACGCTCCCTGTAGAGGAGAGGACAGTGCGTATTAGCTTTTACGTGGCGGTCTTTACGGACAAGCAGGCCAAGTCTAACGAGTTTCCGAACATCACGCCGATTCGTCGTGCCGACACAGCCATGAAGCGCTACGAGGGTGGTGGACCTGTGGAGACATTCATGTCGGCTGACGAGTATCTCTACGAGATTTCGTTTGAGAAGAACCAGGTGAACCAGAAGATTGGAACCCTGCTGAAGCAAGCTGCGGTGGACTGCGAGATTCACCGCAAGCTCCACGCCAAGGAGAAGCCAGTGATTTCGTGCATGCGCTTTGATAGCACCATCACGGGTGAAGATTTGGCCTTCAAGCCGTCGGTGAAGTCCGAAGACCTTGACGCCACGTACTTGCGAAACATGGAGCGCAAGTCGCGGAGGTTACAGCGCGTTGTCATCAAGGGCATTCTGTTTCTGATTGACCCACTGACCGCAGACGTGTTTGACGGGATTGCGTTTGACGACAATCACCGTCTCATTCCCGTGGGGCGCAAGATATCAGATACACAGATTCGTTGGGTTCTGGAGGGCAGGCCGACTTACGCTGAAGGCACCGCCGTGTGAAGGTCCTCCAGCCACCCGTCGCAAATCTTCGTCCAGCTCTTGAAGGGAAAGGACCGAATAGCCACCTTCCGGGCATCCAGTGTCTCAACCATCTCGTCCATCTTGGCGGCAATGACGTCGGGGTCAAAGACAGGCGCCGAGAACCCGAGGGGCATAGAGCCGGCAAAGTACTGCAGGCCAGACGGCGGAACAAACACGGCCACATCATCGTTCAGAAACGACCGGTAGCTGCCCACGTCCGTCACCAGCTGTGGTGCGCCCGTGTACAGATGCTCCAGCTGACAGAGACCGAATCCCTCGCCATCTGACGTATTCACACCAATGTCCGTCAGATTGTAGATTTCGTTCATCTGTGTGTCCAACAGGGTGTTCGGAGGCGCCGTATCCACAATCATGAGTCGGCTGGCGAAGGCCTCGGGAGAGAGACCTGCCCGCTTCAGCTCGGTCACGTAGATGCGCTGGATATCGTAAAACGCACCGTGCTGGGGATTCATAGCCGTGGCAACCATCAGGTATACGGGCTTCTTTGTCGTGGACAGCAGCTTCACGAACCCCATAATCATCGTGTCCAGGCGCTTGCGCTGGCTGTTGCGATTTGCATTGAGAAACACGACTGCATCGGCAGGAATCTTCAGGTTGCGACGAAGAGCCAGGCGCTGGTCGCGCGACATGCACGTAAACTCGGCAGCGTCAATCCCGTGCTCAATGACACTCGGCATCTTGGAGTCAGGGGAATATGCAGCATACGTGTCCGCCCACGACTGTGTGAAACAATAGATACGGTCCGCCTGCTTGTTCATGGTGTCCACTAGCGGCTGGGCAATGCCTTGGTACACCTGGTCCACATAGAGCCACAGCTTGAAGGACGAGGTGGTCTTGTCGTACTTCATTGCCTCGATAAACTTGCAGATGATGAGCGGGTCATTGTAAATCATCACCACGTCGGGGCGCACCATCTCCACATACTCGGCAATCTTGTTGAACCCGAAGCCCTCCTCCTTTGGGTCCTCATTGGACGCGGCGTCATACCCCACGATTCCATCGGGGAGCTTGCGAACATTCTTGCGGTCGGGGTGGCGCTGAAATCCAAAGTGAAACGTCTTGACTTTCGGAGACACCGACGACACCTGACGGAGGAGGTTGTAGGCTACCTTGGCGTACCCAGTGGTCTGGTCTACGTGTGTGCTAACCAATACAAATCGCATTGTATCAATTCTCTCCGCTCTGTATAAATAGAATGCAGGTCAACTCTGCCCAAGATTACCTCACCCAGTACAAGCGCCAGGTGATTGGCAATAGCTACATCGCTGACCCGCCCGCAAAAGCCAAGAACAAGTCTAGCTACAATTACACAATCTTCGTAGCCAACCGCGCAACCCAGTACAATAAGTTCGTCGGAGGTGCGTGTCGTGGAAATCAGACATGTAACACGGCTTCCATGGGCAGGACCTTTACTTCGTTGTGCTGTGTGTCGAGTGGCGCGGTTCTCTATTAAACAATGATGTTCCTTAACTACAAATGCCTGGTGCGCTTCTCCAGTTGGTGGGCGTGGGGGCTCAGAACGAGTTGATTAACGGCAACCCGTCCATGACCCACTTTCGCAGCACCTACAAGCGCCACACGAACTTTGCCATGGAGCATATTCGTGTGGACTTTTCAAGTTCCAACCTCAACTTTGACGTGGCCCAGACACGCAAGCTGTCTGCGCGCATTGACCGCTACGCTCAGTTGCTGAACGATTGCTACGTAGTCTTGACGCTGCCCGACATCTGGTCTCCTCTGGTTCCGCTGACGGTGGCACCTCCTGTGGGCTACGATGCTCGGTGCACAGCCGTTGGCTACGAGTTCCAGTGGATTTCAAACATTGGCTACAACCTGATTGACCACATTGAGCTGACGATGAATGGGCAGGTTATTCAGACAATTCCCGGTGAGTGGCTGAAGCTGTACTCCCACCTGACGTTCAATGGGACTAAGCTGTCAACCGTCAATCAGATGGTGGGCAACGTGCCTGAGCTCTACGACCCTGCCAACGCATTTGACCGACAGGGACAGTATCCCCACGCAGTCTCGTACGCCACCCCCGCGCGCGACGCAAATGGAGTCTTAGTTTTCCCAGGCGCGACCATTCCCGAGCCGTCCATTCGCTCTCGTCAGCTGGTGGTGCCGCTGCATTTCTGGTTCTGCGAATCTGTGGGCTCTGCACTGCCGCTGGTGTCGCTTCAGAACACGGAGGTCTACATCAATGTCGTGCTCCGCCCCCTGAATTATCTGTACACGGTGGTTGATGTTGTCCCCACATCCCCGACCTACGGACAGCGCATTCGTCCAACGGGGTCGTATCCATTGAACCTGTTCCTGACGCCGACCCTGCCGAACGGGTCCCCTACGAATGCAGGCGTTGCGAACTTCAACCCCGACCCATATCTGGAATGCAACTTCTTCTACCTGACGGAACAGGAAATGGAACAGCTGGCCGTGGCTGACCAGAGCTACCTGATGAAGGAAATCAGTTTCGTGGGGTCGGAGGGACAATACGGTCCAAACACAGACCTGCTTCTTCCCATGCGGAACTTGGCGACGCGCGTTACATGGGTCGCTCGGCGGTCCGATAGCACTGCGACCAATGCGTGGGACAACTACACGAATTGGCCAGACCCCAAGCGAGCGCCATGGAGTGCGAATACGTCCGATGTGGCGACCAGCCTGTATGC